TTTATCTCTAAGTCTCCTTTTATATTTTCTACATCATTATTAAATTGCATGTTCCATGCAAATAAAGATTCACCTAAAGGTCTTAGCATAAAGTCGTCTATATTTTTTACAACTGTTTTAATACTTAATGCAGCAGCTCCCATCAACATTGACATACCAGCAGCAGTTCTAGTAGTTGACTGTACTCCTGTTGCTCCATGTGAGTATGATGGAATGCCTGTTGCTTCATCTGCTAATTGTCTGAACTTGTCAAACATTTGTAAATTCTCTGTGGCTGTATTAGGAAACTTTATTCCATTAATTGCTGTTCCTGTTACACCAGACTGTCTTCTAAATATTTTACCAGGATGTATAGACATATCTTGTCCTGGAACTAGTTGTGTTTCGTCAATATCAAATACTAAATTACCTGCTAGTGCTAAATTATCAATAGCCATTCTTGCATGACCATTCATAATAGTTTGTGAATCATCCATGTTTTCTGGAATACCTACACCAAAAAACTGATATGGATTTATTTCATAAGGGCACACCATAAAAGGATTTCTTGCAGGTGTAAATGGATTTAAAACTAATCTTAATATTTGTCCGTTAGATATCCAAGCATTAATTTGTACTTCATCTAACTCATCTGAAATATCATTAGGCATTTCTATACCTGCTTCTTCTACTAGATACTTATCCATAGTACCCCAGTATTCTAATACTTCAAATCTATTTCTATTATACTCTTCTTGATTTTCTCTATCAAACAATGCAGTTTCATAACTTCTTGTTTCATAGTTAGGGCCACCTGCTAATACATCTTGTATTGCAGATTTTCTAAAGAAAGGTCTATTCATTAAATCTCTTAATTGACCTCTATTGTAGATATGTCTTTGAATTACATAATCTGCATCTTCAATATTTATTGCATCTGGGTCAGGATATAAATCCCAACAACTAACTGCTTCTATTCTTGGAACTAGTTTTGTACTAGGAGTATATTCTCTTTCACCTGCATCATTTAATGACCACTTGTGAAGAGACTGCTCGTAATTAAATGGACCTTTTAAAACACCTGTTCCAAGTAAACACATTTCAAATAAAACATGTCGTAATACAGATATAGCATGAGTTTCTTCTAACTGGTCATGTATAAGAGTTTGCATATTTTTTGCAGCCTCTTCAGCAGGTTCTATCTGTGGCATAGTTTTTAAATCAGGTGCAGCACCCTTTTCAAAACCTGCATTAGAATATTTTTCTGCTAAACCATTTAGAATACTATCAGCAGTAGCACCTGGTTCCATTTCTCTACCGTCACCTTCAAAACCATATATGTCCTCCATACGAGGATTTTTCATATTGTTAGGTTTTATATGTGCATATTTTTCTACTCCTGAAGGGTCAGATGTAGGTAATACACTTATGGGAAACTTGCCTTGAGAAAATAAAACTTCTATTAATTGTCCGTATGCAGCAAGAACTTTAGTCTTTGTTACTTTAACAAAAACTTTAGACTTCTCAGAATCACGAAAAGCCATATCAGCACCATAGATTCCTCTATAGTTTCTGTATGCTCTTAACCATCTTTTCTCGTCATAAAGACGTGCTTGTTCTGATTCCTTTAGTCTAGATTCAATAAGATAACCTAAATTACTATAGGATTCATCTTTCTCTTCCGATAAGGAATTAACCTCATCAGATTCAGATGTCAAGCCACTGGTGTTAGAATGTGGCATTTATGTTCTCTTAGTAATCTCTTTCGTCTGCTAGTGAAAAGACTTTTCCATCAACCATATTCTTTTTTTCTTTTGGATAGTCTTTGTTTATACCACCTTCATATAAATCTGCAGGTAGTGGAGCAGCAGGTTTTACAACTAATGTTGAAGGTCCTTTAGAATCACCTTGTTTTGCAGCTTCGTCACCATACATATTTCTTGGTAGTTCACCTTGAGTATATTTACGCATTATTGCCATGTTTGTCTCCTATGTGTTTTTGTAGATAGGGAAGTAACCAAGGGTTATCCACTATCACAGTTGTTAGTCCATTTGCAAGAGCATTGCAAATTCTTTCTTCTTCTTTCTCATCTAAGTCTAAACTCCACTGATATATTATTGCATGTAATAATTCATGAATAAAAGTGTTGCCATGAGAAACAGAATCTTCTGCGGAGGATAAAGCTATCACTCCTTCACTTGTTAAAAACTGTCCATGCAATTCATTTACTTTTGCCATGACAGAATCTAAAACTTTTATATCGTAGTTTCTATATCCTACTTTAATATTTTTTTTCATTAATAACCAAACACTTTGTCTGCTACCACATCTTTAGTTTGACCTACACCAAAGTCATGAAATTTTTGAGATACTGGGTGTACAGGTCTACTCATACAACCATATCTAAGTGCATCATAAGCATGGTCTTCAGCATGTGTATCTACATCTTCAGGATTATTTTTATCTGTAGGTAACATGGGTAGCGTTCTTACTAAATTAATACAGTTGTCAAAAACAAATAATGTAGGAAATCCTGTATCTTCATTTAGTTTTAATCTTTTATGTATTTCTAATTTACCTGCTATTCTACTTCTAGGACTTCTATCAGACGGTCTCCATCTACATCCTTCTTGTATCATGGTCTCTGCTATACTAGGGCCTATGTCTCCACGTCTAGCCCAAGTAGAACTATCTAGAACTCCGTATCTAATATACTCACCGTCTTCTAGTTCCATAACTTTTTGAGCAAATAAATCTGCAGTTAATTTTTTTGTATATAGTTCTCTATAAATAAAAATGTTATTATCAAAATCTATAGCAAACCATAAACAACAAGCAGGTGAACTATATCCCCAGTCTGCAGCTCTAAACTTCATCCAACTTCTAGGAATGTCAAAAGGTTTTACAACATGAACTTCTTTATTAAATTCAGGAAATGAAGAATCTTCAAATGCTTCCCAGTTACCATCTAAGAATTGTTTTCTTTGTACTTCTGGTAAAGATGCTAACATTGCGTAATAATCATCTGTTTGCATCAAGTAAGGATTATCTTGTAGTTTAGCAGGGATAAATCTTCTTGATATTTTTTTTATACCAGTTGGTGTCTTAATGTCAATATCAAATTTAGTATTAGGTTTAGAGGGGTCAACAAACATTTCTTTTACCCACTGTGAACCAACATTACCGGGATTACCTGTGGCTCTCATGTATACAGGTATTTCAGGGTCTACACTTCTAAGTGATGAACGTAGAAAATTATATATATCTTGTGTTGGATATTGTGGTAATTCATCAATACCAATCCATGTATAAGACTGTCCTTGATATCTTAATGCGTCTGTTAGATTCTCTGCGTAACCAAATTCTATTCTAGCACCTGAAGGAAACTTCCATTCTTTTTCTTGTTCTCTCCATTTAGCACCGGGATATGCTTTAGGATAAAGTTGTTGAGAATGATTTATTAAGTCTCTCAACTCAGGCATTGTACGTCTAATTAATAATGCTCTGTGTTTTTGTTTATCACAATAACGAAGTGGGTCAACCAACATAGCATATGATTTACCACCACCCCTTGCTCCACCATAAAAAACTTCTCTTTCTGATGATGCTAAAAATTCTGTTTGAGGTCCCTCGTTTGGCTCAAAGATAACTTCCTTTTCTTTAATAGCATTTCTAATACTTGGTGTAGTTTCTTCTATCTTATCTTCTTCAATAAGATTCTTTTCACCCGTGAATACTTTATCTATTTCTTTTAAACTATTTTTAGTGGCCCAATAATTCTTTTGTGCTTTTACTAATTCTTTTTTCTTATCTGCTAATTTTTCTTGTGCAGATTTTTTAGCTTTCTTTTCTTTTACTGTAAGATTTTTATTTAAGTCGGCTACTCTTCTTCTTCCAGTATTTTTAGGTTTAGGTTCGTCTACCACCCTTTATTTATTTTCCTTTTTAATACTTCTCGTAATCCCATTCCTGTAATAGTTCTACCTGAATGATGTGATAACCACTCTGCAGTTTCTCTGTAACTACAATTACTTTCTATAAACTTTTTTGCTTTATTAAGTAATTCCATTTCTTCAGGAACTTCTACTAATAGTTTATCATTTTCTTCTGATGCCTCGTAACCAAAAGGAATAATTCTAGATACTCTTCTTCTAGTTATTCTTAGGGGGGAGGATGAAGATTCCATGTGCGACTTTTGCATTGACATCTATCTTTTCCTTTTTAACTAATCCTATTCTATCTAAAACTTGTTTTGCAGCTTCTAATCTTACATTAGCACCAGGAGTTGTGCTCTCTTCTAATCCCATAGTGTTAATCATTTGCATACTAGCCTTCGGGGCAAACGCTGCTAATACTTGTTCTGCTCTATCTATTATCTCTTCCTTTAATGCTTTTAATGGAATAGTATAATGAGAATATCCTGCAATCTCTCCTGCAATCTTTGGGTCACCATTCGCTTCACCAAACAAAGCATCTAAAAAATCTTTTTGTTTATCTGTTAAATCTACAGATTTATTTTCACTAGGAACTAACATTTCTTACCTTTTGCAAATGTCTTTCTGTTCTTTCTTTTAACCAATCAGGTGATTTCCTAATACCAACTTGTTCCTCTACTTGTCTTTCTTTCATTTTGTTACGAGCAGAATCTATCATTTGGTCTCTGCCTTTATGTTCTACTCTTTCAATAAAAGCTAACATGGGTGCAGTAATAACTTGTTCTATATTTTTATTTTTTAATAATTTATCTCTTTCATCAAAAGATAATATCTCATCCCATACTTTACCAGTCTTTTTATTTTTAAAAGAATATAATGGCATTATTTACCTTGACCTCTATACTTTTTGAAAGAACGTCTTTTATGTTTATTCATTGTGCTAGTGCCAATCTTACCATGACCTATAGTGGTTCTTTTTGGTAAAGATATTATGTTAGTAACTACAGTTTGTTTTCTTCTCATTTAATCTCAAAATATTTTCTTTGGTATCTATTTAATTCTGGTATCGTTGTAATCTCTGTATCATGCTCACATAATTTTTTGTACACACTTTTATTATCTATCCAACTTCTACCATTCCAAAATTCAAAACCATCAAATCTAGATTTATACACACTAGTCTTTTCATACCCATAAGATAAATAATATTTTTTATATTTATTTTTTATAGACCAGTCTATCTCGTTTAAAGTCGCATATGTTCCCATTCCTAATTTTGGATTCTGATAATCCCAAGCAAACTGGCCTGTTAGAACGTGTTTGCTATTAAATACTTTTAACTCTGTAAACGCAACTGGTTTATCTTTATAAAAATAAATAAAATATTTCCAGTCTATATAATCTTCTTTTTCAAAAATTTCACTTTCTTCTTCAAAATCTTTTTCATGAAATTTTTTATACTGAATATATTTTTTATAAATATTAGAAACAATGGTGAAAAGTGTATCATCTAATTTATCGTAAACCTTTACTGTTATATCTTTTTTTCTTAAAGTCTTTCTTTGTTTTTTACTAAACGTAAATTTACTTAATATTAATCTTGTATTCCTAGCATTAATCCAAGTTAGTTCGTCTAGCTTCGTGTAATACCAAGATAAAGGAATCCATCCATTTTCAAATGCTTGACAATATTCTTTTTCTTCAAACTTAGCTAACGCTAAAGAATAAATAAAATCGTAGTTAGTTAGTTTGCCTGTGATATGGTCAAAAAATAATTTCACTAGGGACGTTCAAACTGGGTCATGTAAGAATCGTCAGTTGTAGTATCTTCCTCTCTAGTGTTCTCTACTGTATAAAAATTTTGGTCTATCTTATATCCTGGATTTTTTGTTAATCTTTCTTCCATGAAAGCATCATCATACCAAATTGTTCTATTGTTTGGATATGCAAAAAAGTTACCGTCATCCATTCTAAACATGTGAGCACACTTATGTTCGGGGTCTTCGCTAAAGTTTGTATCTAATACACCTGCTTTATTTTCCCAAGCCCAATCTATTGTAAACATATATGTGCCTTTTCTTTTTACACCTTTGTAGTCTACAAGTTCTGCTCTGCAGTTCGCTAATCTGTTTCTTCTATTTACATCAACATAAGGTGAAAAACAATCCCAATACTGATGTATATTTAAATTATGTTTTGGTGCATCTTTCTTCCAACAAAACGCATGTATTGGTCT